GGACTGTGTACAAACGTGTCTGCGTCCATCCAAACTAAAATATCAATGTTTGGATCTTTTGCAGTTTCAAAAACAGCATACACTTTGTTTGCAAATCTAACTGCGTCCCATTTAAATTCTTTATGATTATCTCTTGGTCTTCGAGCAGGCCAAGGACATTTGCCATTTGCTTTAGGCACATCTTTCCAAGTGCGTTTGAATGTTTGCAAATCAGGTAATGTGTTATCTGCATCTCTGATTTCTATTCTTGGATCATTTGAAATAGGGTGACACTTTTCTGCATAGACAATAAGTTTTATTTTAGGATCAACCTGTTTGGAAAATGAATCTATAAATCTTTGCCCATACTGTTTGAGCCCAGGTTCATGAAAAGTTGTTACGCAAGTTACATTTAACATTATTTAAATTTCCCATCTACCCTTACTGTATAACTAAAATAAGGCATAGAATCTACGCCGTGATAGTCTTTAGTATTATATGAATATGCTTTGTACTGTAAGTCTCCTTCTGGCACGTAAAACTTCTGTTTATTCAAGCTATCGTACACGTACACGGGTCTATAACCTCCTGGGTGGAAGTTAATAGTATCAGCTACTTCTTTGTCTAGTAATGTGTCTCTATGGCATGGAACAATACTATTTGCCCATGATCCATATATAACACATCTACCAATTTCCTTAAAAGGTAAATCATTGTATACACATTCTTTTAAGTAACCTAATCCTAAAGCGTCATTCCAATCTGATGTATCATTCATATTATCCGCAAATGAACTTTCTTTTACATCAACTACAAAGAACCAAGGTAAGTTTGTTCTGTGTTTGAAATAAAAAAATTTTCTCACTTCATTTTGTGTGAAACCTGCAGGTATATCATGTGTATGTTCCATTAGTGCTTCGTCTTCAAACTTACCATATTGTTTTAGTTCTGGTGGCATACTGCCTCCTACCTTTGGCCATTTATCCAAAGGATTTTTTGCTAACATCAAACATATTTCGTTGTCTAATTTTTTCCAATCCCAGTCTAATGTGTATTTTGTAAAATTCTTAAAAGGCTTCCCTTCAATGCCTAACATTGGACTTTCCTCGTGTTCGCACTTGTACAGTTTACCTATACCTTCTACTTCTTTTGTATCAACTAGTTTCATTTCAAATATTTTTTCATCCATTGCCAAGCAATCCCACTACGTAAGTCTGCAAAACTCCAATGACATTGTGCAATTTTTCTAATCCAAGCTTCTCTATCAAATATTTGTAAATTATTCATTTGAGATAAATCTGTATGACACACTTCTTCAACTTGACTTGACTTTGGATCTTCTACTATAATTGGAACACCTTCTATTACACTTGCTACCAAAGGTGAACTGTTAAATCCTATTGTACAAAACGCATGAGCAAGATCATGTTCTATGTGTTCACCAAAACTTACTCTGACATTATCGCCTACAATTTGTTTTACATATTCAGGAGCCTTCTTGTCTCCAGGATGTGGTCTAACAATTATTGGGCGTGTAGTATATTGTCTAATCTGTGCAATTTTATGATTTGCCCAAGATACAACATCTTTACCTTTCATACTCCAACCACCATTACGTTGTAAACAAAGTAATACAGTATCTCTTTCATTTATAGACCAAGGCTTTAAACTAACTCCTAAATCTCTTTGTATGTTTAACCAATTTTGATCTGTGTATTCGTTATTACAATACACACCTGTATCATTGAATACTCCATTTATACTGTATCTTAAATAATGATGTGGTGCATTTTGTTTTGCTTTGTATAAAAATAAATTGCTGTCAGCAGTTATAAACCATTTGTTTCTTGTGTTACTTGCTATGTTTCTGCGTAACTGTATATGAGGAACGTGTGCTGACTTGTCATGAACAAAGCCTTGCATCATTGCCACGTCACAGTCTAACATTTCATAACCATCATATACCAATCCATTATCACCAGCTTCTCTAACTCCAGTGATAAAATTTTTTATTATATCAAGTTTATGATTTTCTTTTTGGGGCTTATTGTTTGCTTTTGCTCCAGGTGGTATTACTTTTGTGTATCCAACAACTCTCATTTACCTGCTCCTAACTGTTGCCAAGCATATCCACTTAACATCTCATCATATGTAAATTGATTATTGCTTAGATATCTACACAGCCAAGTAAGTTGTTTTCTTCCTGGATGTTTTACAAATTCTATTCTTTCTAAACGTTTTTCACATAAGTCTTGAGCACAGTTAGGACCTAATACTATTGCAGGTTTGCCATATATCATAGCTTCAAGTGCCGCAATACTGTTAAAGGTTACCATACAATGTACATTATCATCAAGGGCTTGTTCTATTGTGTTTACAGATACTCTGTCTTCTCTGCTTGGCTTTTTGCGTACTTCAATTGGTCTTGATGTATGTTTCTTTATTTCTAATATAGTTTCATTGATCCATTGATCCAAATCTCTTTCAAAGTATTTCATTACTTTTTCACTTGGAGGAACAATTAATATTTTCCTTCCAGGAACATTGTCCTTAAATGGTATTGCTAGTCTTTTCCAACGTTCACCACCATACAAATGCTCGTTGCCTTCTTTCTCTGGCATATGGAGATTTTGTAATGCGTTCTTTACTATTCTGTGATAAATTTTTTTGCCGTTTGGATTATTTGTGCTTGGATTGTTACCAACGTAACCTGTGTCCATGAAATAAAAATCTTTGCCTCGGGCAATACATTCTTTGATTATTTTTTGTTTGCCTAGCCCTCTCACAAGGAACGGGGCTGGATGAGCCCAGTAGTCATTTATGTCATCTGCTCTTATGTATTTTCCGCCACTGCCTAATGCCATTGCCATAACAAAAGCATCAACTATACCAAAAGAACCTTTTACTTTCTTTTCTACTTTTTTAATACCACTGTCTATGCAAATTAATTTAGGATTTCTAACATCACTAAACATATCCGTAATGGCTCTAATAGCCTTAGAATTATCCTGTACGGCTACAGAATAAATTATTTCATCAATTAATTCTTTTAATCTATTTGGTAACACTCTAGGATCCCATTCTCCAAGCCCTTCACTCACCTTTATTCTCCATCATTTGGAATAATGCGTCCTTCCATATCTGATGATAGTCACAGTTTCTATATTCTTTAAACCAAGGCCCACCTTCGGTATAATGCAAGGCTCTTGGTGTTCCATCATCATACCAACCTACCAGGTAGTTCCAATCCTTTGGTAGTTCTCCTATTTCACTGTCTTTCAACCAACTAAATCTATGAAAATATTTTCCATCATAATTAGGATTGTTTACACTATCTATAGTAACTTTCTCATTACTAGGATGTCCACAGTTCCATAAAACCACAGAACTCCAATTCTTTCTTGGATAAACAGTTTGCACTTGTCCGTCCATCTTGATGCCTGGCTTTGGCGTGTAATCATGTTGCACACACATCACAGCATACTTGTCATCTGCCAATGCAAATAAATTATCTACATTTTCTAAAAACACAACATCACTGTCGCAAAACAAAGCCCAACCTTTGTAATTACATAAATGAGGAATCAAAAATCTTGTAAACGTAAATTCTGTACTTGCAAGTTTGTCAACTTCACGCCAATACAATTTTTGATCTCTTAAATCTTTTTGGATTAAAGGTATGACTTCTGTTTCTGTGTTGAAACGTTTTAATGAGTGTTCACACACTTGATAAGCAATATCTTCTCTAGTGTCATAACCAACAAAAACTTTATTTTTCATACATAACTTTCTGACCAACAATTTGTGGTCTTTGTTGTGTAGGATCGATGATAACTTCTGCACACGACAAATAATCTACTCCTACGTCTTTGCCATAAACCATCTTACCATGATTCATAACACCATTCAATAGTTTGTCTCCGTAGATGTCAAAGAACTGTTCGCATTGTTGGTAATCCGAAAATTGTATTTGCCAACTGTATAAGTTTTCTTTAACGTCAGGAGTGTTTACGTAGAATAATGTTGCTAAAAAAATGACAGTCAAACTATTCATACTATTGGTCCTTCCTAATATAAACCGAAGTTTCGTCAATAATACTTATGTTCACACTTGGTCCAAGAACCTCATGAAAGGCTTGTTTGCTACCTTGCCATGAATGATAGTCATCCAAAACCATATAGCCTCCTGGCACTACTCTTGGCCATAATACTTGTAATTCTTTTAATGTAGACTCATACCAATCTGTATCAAGTCTTAAAAATGCAATTTTGTTTGGTATATTGGTTGTATCATTTAGTGTGTTACAAACGTCACCTTTAATAAAATTTATTTTAGCAGGTGGCATTGAAAATTTGTATAAGTTTTGTTCTACTTCTTCTATTTCAGCTCTACACCATTGTGCATTTCCCCATTTAGCTTTGGGACTGTCTTTTGCATAACCTATTGTGCCATCTTTGTTTATTTTGTAATCTGCATCTGTTGGTTGCGTCATTCCTCCAAATGTATCATATAACCAAAAGTTTCTATTGGTATTTGTGTTTGCCAACCAAGACACAATGATTTGTCCGCCCTTCCAAACTCCACATTCTACTATGTCACCTTGTATGTTTTGTTTGTCTAATTCTTTAATGGTATAAAATGTGTGTGCAAGTCTAGTGCCACTTGTCATGCTGTATTCAGATGCCTGATCAACTGCACTTTTACAATTTTGATAGGTTTGCCAAGATTTCATTATTTTCTTTCTATGTCAGCTTCAGTACATTCTTCTCCATACTGTACTTCAAGTATGTGACAAGGTTCATCAGTGTCATTTATACCTTGATGCCAAACTTCTTTGCCTATGTCATAACCATGTGTTAGAGCTTTTAAGGTAACAGTTTGTAGTCCAGCTTTGCCATCAGTCAGTACATCACAACTGCCTTTCAAAACGTACCAATGTTCTGAACGTTTGAAATGACGTTGCATACTTAATTTAGACTTTGGACTTATAACTAATTCTTTAACCTTGTATCCAGGCTTGTCATCTAACACTCTGTACCAACCCCAGTTGCGTTGTGTCTTTGGATGTTTGTATTCTTCTAATATCCAACTGCTTGAATTTTGTTTATGACTTCCTCCAACACCAAATACAAATTCTACTTTGTCTGACCAAAGTTTCATTTCAGGTATGTTGTTTTGTGTTCTATCACCGCCATTTGCAAATACTATATCACAGTTGTAGCCTGAAGTTGCCATTAATTTAAAGATTGCACCAGAGGCAGAATCATCATTGTCTTCCCATGTAAGAACATCATCTACCATTTTTAAATTACGGATTATTTCTACACGTTCTTTGATTGGCATGAAAGGTTTACCTTTCTTACGTGTGAGCCATTCGTCACTATTAAGCCCGACGACTAATTTGTCGCCGAGCTTTTTTGCTTCTTTGAAATAAGAAATGTGTCCTGAATGTAAAGGATCAAATCCACCTGTAACTAATACAACTTTCATAGTTGTATTTAAGTGTCTATCTATTTTCTGCTTCGATGAATTGAGCTATTGTTTCTGGGTCAGACACTTCGTATGGATCATTGTCTTCATCTTTGTGATTGAATCCTGGTTCCACGTAGGCTTCCATTATGATATTATTCTTAATATAGCAACTGTATCTCCATGACCTCATTGCAAATCCTTTGCCTCTTTTTGAACAAAGCATACCCATTGAGTCAGTAAAATCTCCATTACCGTCTGCTAACATTTTAACTTTTTCAATACCTAATGATTCGGCCCAAGCATTCATTACGAATCCATCATTTACAGATACGCAATAAATCTCATCAATGCCAGCATTTTTTAATCTATCATACATTTCTTCATATGCAGGTAGCATCTTTGATGAACACACAGGAGTGAATGCTCCTGGTAAACTGAAAAGAATTACGTTTTTGTCCTTAAATAAATCTAGTGAATTTTGTTTTACAAACTCACCTGCAATTCTCTGTACAAAGTCAGCTGAAGGAATCATATCCCATTTTTGCAACCTTTGTCTTTCGCCAGGTAATGATGTCCGTTCAAAGTGGTCAATAGTAGGTCGAACGTTACCTCCATATTGACGTGTTACATTTTCACTTGCCTGTTGTTCCCAAGCAGGCTTGGTTTCGCTTAACTTCATATAATTGTTTTTCCTTTAGTTATGTTTTATAAGCTGGCATCTTCCATGCCTGCAACTCTTAATTTGACTATGTTTGTGAGTTGCCATTGTTTTTGATCTAGTGCCTTTGTTACGCCTAACCATTTATTACGCATTAATGCAAATTCGTTAATTATCTTTTCATAATCAACAACGTCAGCTTCACCGTCAACATACTTTTCAACGTCTCTACTGCTTAATGCTCTTGCATAATTTTCTAAATATTTTTTAAAGAACGAACTACGCAGTCTTCTGAGTTCAATGTTCAAGTATTCTAATATTGCTTCAAGTTCTTGCAATTGATTGAACCTTTGCTCAACTATGCCAGGCATTTCAGCCGCCGCACGTTCTACATTTCCTTTGATTCTGATTTGTGCCTTTGCGGCATCCAATTCATCTTCAAAGTATTGTATGGCGTCAGGAATCTTGCTGATGTCTTTTGCTATATCAGAATACCATCCCATTAATAATCCTCTTCTGTGTCTTCATCTAGTTCTACATCTTCTTCCAAGTAATAACCAATTGCCTTATCAAGTTCATTATCTGAGCCTAGTGCATCTCGAAATGCTTCATCGTCTGTACCAAAGTCTGCACATAAATCTACATATCTTTCAGCAACAGTTTCGATGTGTTTTTTGTCAATGTATTCTTTAAATACTTGCCAAAACTCGATTATCTGTGAACCATCCATTTGTCCTTACTCCTCAGGTTGTTTTTCAACTTCTTCTACAGATTCTTCTGTGGATAACTTTTCGAAGTCACTCATAATTAGCTCTAGTTGTTCACCAGACCAGTCTTTTCGATAATTCAAATGTTCTTTCCCCATAGAATCTACGTATTTAAGTCGATTCCCCTGTTGAGTAAGTAGTCCTTTTTTCTCAAATAAGTCAACAAGTCCACTGTAAGGATCCATGCCTTGTTCATATGGAATTTTGACTTGTACTGATTCAAATGGTTTTGCATATCTTGTTTTCATAACTTTACAAGCGGCTCTAATACCTCTTACGTCAGTTACCTTTTTACCATCTTCATCTTCTTTAAGTTTGAGCTTTTTCATCGCAACAACAATACTTGATGCATAGATAAATCCTTGTCCACCTGATATCTTATCATCTGGATCAAACATATCTTGTGATGCATACGTGTGGTTTGTTGCCACTAGTCCTACATTATGACTACCAAACATATTAACACAGTTTCTTACAAGTGCCGTTAGTGCCTTGGGTTTTCTACCCATATCACCTTTCATGTCACCTTTTGTAAACTGATCAACATCTGTTGGAGTCAATAACATACCCAAAGAATCAATTACAAATAATACTTTTGGACGATCTTCTTCCGTCATATCTCTGTAATCACTCATAAAAGTTGATACTGTCTTTGCAACATCATCAATCATGGACATATTAAGTTTAAGTAATTTCTTTTCATCTGTGTCAACTTCTAATGCTTGTAACCAAGTTTCATCTAATGCGTTCTCAGAGTCAACCAAAACAACAAATATGCCTTGCTTCTGTGCTTCTTTTACAATATTACCTGCACAAAAATAAGATTTACCTGATCCTGATTCACCTGCAAACACAGTTACTTTGCCTAGTGGAACACCTTTGTTAAAGTCTCCTGACACAAGATAGTTGAGTGCTTTGTTACCTGTACTAATCCAATCAGTAGGATCATGAAATCCTGCACTCATTCCTGTGATAGATTTAGTTAAGTTTTTACGAAACTTAGAAACGTCAAATGCCTTGTTAGCCATTATTACTCCTTAATCCATATACTCGGGGTTGCCGAAACAACCCCTTGTATATTGTTTATTAGTTTCCTTGGCGGTTTCTAATCATTGCGAGAATATCTTCTGCCTTGTTATTATCCGCTTTTGGTTCCGCTGGTGCTTCTGCTGGTGCAGATGTCTGTGCTACTGCCTCAACCTTTGGCGCTTCTGCCTTTGGGGCTTCAGCTTTTGGAGTTGGAGTACTTGCCTTTACAGGATCACCTGTTCTTGCACTTACGCCTGCTGGTCTAAAGTATTGACCAAAAGACTCCATGTCATATGCTTCACCATCAACAGATGATTCAAACATTTTTTTGATAACACCTACTTCAACTTCGCTAGGCTTCTTAGGCAAATAATCTTTAAGATTGAATAAGCCATTAGTTTCAATTGCCTTGTACTCAGTTTCATCTAATGGACGTTCTCTTCTTGCCCATGTTGATGTAGAGTAATCAGCATATCCACCTTTAGATGCTTTAGTTAACCTAAAGTCAACACCTTGCGTATAGTCTGTTGGAAGTTCGTTCATATCAGGATCCATTAATGCTCCCTTAATAATTTGGAAAATTTGTGGACCAATAATAAAACGTCTAATTGGATTTTCTGGAGTTGAATCCTCTTTTAAAGGATTGTCTGTAACAAATCCTTGGAAAACATATGAACGTTTTTTCCAATACTTACGTCCCATATCTTCTAAAGATTTATCTTTAAACCATCCACGTACTTCTGAAAGTACTGGACAAGTTTCACCATACATTTCCATACAAGGAACTTGCACTTGTACAGGACGTGAATCAGTATCACCTTTGATTCCTGCAAATGGAAGTTTGATTAGTAATCTTTCTTGCCAGAAAAATGTATTGGAGTCGTCACCATCTGGAAGGAAACGCAGAGTTGCAGTTTCGCCTTCTTTAATATTCCAAAATGGGTAAATTGCGTTGTCGCCGCCACCAGTATTACCGCTTGAGCGGGTTTCCTGTTCTTTAAGTTTTGCTCGAATTTCAGCCAATGTAGCCATAATATTGCCTCCTATAATTTAAGCCTTCGATGCTTTGTGCCTTTGTAAGTGTAGCACAGTTTTATATACTACACTAATATACTTATAAAGTCAAGTGTTTGTCTGCCAAAAAAGTGACTTTATGTTATTAAACGCCTGCTAGTTGTTTAATTCTTTCCATCTCGCGATCCTTACCGCCCTGTAATCTGTCGATCATTTTCTGTGCAACTGGAATTGCCTTGTCGCCAAATTCTTTTTCACAAGCTGTAATTACCGCTGTTTCGCCTTTTGGAAATTTGTTAGTTGTATAATCATAATATGATTTGACTAGTTCTTCTAACTTCTCTCCAGGTGATCTGTCGTCGTCTTTTGCCTTTTCAATGCTACCGTCCGGATTCATTTTAACATCAATTGTGTCATCATCTTCCGCTTTTGGATTAGCATCAGAACCTAAGTCGCCGTGTTTTTTAATAAGTTCAGCATTGTGTTCTAAATCATCTGAACCTGTAATTTTGTGAAGCTCTTCCATACAAGCCTTTGTAATAGGCATTTCGTCGATATGGTCGCTGATGTATGCCCCTGGATCATCCTCAAATTTCTCTTCACCATACTTTTCATCCATTTTAGCACGTTCATTTGTTTCAATAAAATCTTCAGGAATGCCACTGTATAATGCGTACTGAACATAACCCTCTGGTAGTGAGTCACCGTTACTGCCAACGTATCCATCATATTTGTCAGCCCATGCCTTGATTTTATCTTTCATAACGTCTTCGTCTTCTTTGAATCCTTTTTCTTTTGCTTCATCATCGATTTCAGCTTTTTTACGCATAAGCTCTTTTTTCATCTTTTCGTCTTTGCTTGTATTTGGATCCATTTGGATATCTTGTAAGGCTTTTTTCTTTGCCATGTAATCTTCTTTGTCTTTAAGGTCTTCCATTTTTAAATCACCAGTGTCAATCTTAGACATTATTGCTGGCGCCTTTGCTTTGATATATTTCATTATCAATGGTCTTACACACTGATCAGAATCTTTTGCTCCAACTTTCTTAAACATATCAAGTAGCATCGGGTCATCTATGATACCCTTTAAACTTTGAACAGCATTGGTGCCGTTTATACCAGCTGGGAAATGCTGTGCCGTCAAGCCATTTAGTTTTTTAATCGCGGCTTCCTGGTCTTTGCCTTTGCCGTTAACTAAAGCATCTTCTGTTTCTCCTACTATCA